TTACTCAACCGACAAGCACTATGAGCACTGGATGGTAGCTTCATCCTACCTTGCTTATGGTGGTGTGATGCTTATTTCAAGAGCAGACGATTATAATGTATCAACAGGAGCAGGACTTAAGAACGCTTATGTTGGTGTTGCTAATAGCTTAAGAATCAAGAGTACAGAGCATTACGAACAACTCGGTTATGACGAGAATGCAATTACTAATGTAACTGTTGCTGCAAGAAATCCTGGTTCTTGGGCAAACGATATTAAAGTAGCAATTATTGATAGCAAGGCAGACCAAATTCTGACTGGTATTAGCACTGCAACACAGGCAACTTTCACTACTGCAAGGTCTGCAGGCGGCACGATTGGTGCAACGTCAACTGATATCACAGGTATTAATACCACTGGTATTAACGTCAATGATGCGGTTAAAGCAATTGATGGTGTTGTCGCTGCTGCATCTTCTGTTGCTTCTATTGGTATTGGAACAGTCACCTTAAATAATACTTCACTCAATACAGTATCAAGTACTCAAACGTTTGAATTTGGTACAAGAGGATCTTCTGGAATTGGACTTAGCGTTGGACATGGTGTTAAAGTTGATGTTCCTGCAAACACAGTTCTTGCTGGTTCTGGTTCTACCTCAGTTCTGACTGGTACTTTCCGAGGCATTATTAGCGAAATTGGAGAAAGTCAAATCAGCGTTAAGTTGGTTGGTCATGTCTCCACAGGAAATACATTCACTGCTGTAGATTATCAGCAAAATGGTGTTTATGCATTCCCAGAAAGTGGAACTGTAACTATTACCAATAACAAAAACAATACAGAACTTGGTAGTGCTGCATACACTGCTGAAAAGGACTGGTTTGAAAATCAAGTAATTCCTCTTTCTGTAGGTCAACTTGAATGGGATCAATTAGCAGATAGACCAGGTACTTCAGATTATGCTGCTGCAAGAGGTGGTAGATTTGACGAAGTTCACGTCGTTGTCATTGATGACAAAGGAACAATTAGTGGAAATGCAGGCACTATCCTTGAGAAGCACTTAAGTCTTTCTAAAGCAAAAGATGCAACATATTCTGTTGGTTCTCCATCTTACTGGAGAAAGTATCTTTACACCAACTCCGAATATATCTTTGGTGGTTCTGCACCTGCTGGTATAACAACCATTGCATTTGGAAATTCTCCACTGACTTATGAGTTGGATGATGATAGTGCTTGGGATCAAGATGCAAAGAATGTAAACTTTGCTGGTTGCGGTGCATTCACTGGAACACTTGCTGGTGGTACAAACTATGCTGCTACTGCTGGTGGCGATACCACAGATTACACAACTGCTGGTTCACTGTCATCTGGTCTTGATGATATTGTTTCTGGTCTGACCAAGTTTGAGAATACTGAAGAGTATGAAGTAGACTTCATTCTCATGGGTTCTGCAAACTACAGTAAGGAACAAGCACAAGCACTTGGTAATAAGTGTATTGCAGTTGCTGAAGCAAGAAAAGATGCTGTTGCATTCATCTCTCCATATAGAGGTGCATTCATTAGCGATAATGAAGTTGGAACTGTAACAGTTAATGGCATTGATACAATCACCGATAATGTATTAAGTTTCTTCTCTGCTGCAACTTCAACTACATATGGAGTGTTTGATAGTGGTTATAAGTACATGTATGACCGCTTCAATGACACCTTCCGTTATGTTCCTCTGAACGGAGATATCGCTGGTACTTGTGCCAGAACTGATATTGAACAGTTCCCCTGGTTCTCACCTGCTGGAACTTCTAGAGGTGCTATTCTGAATGCAGTCAAACTTGCATACAATCCTGGTAAGAAGCAAAGAGACCTTCTGTACTCCAGTAGAATCAATCCAGTTATCCTTTCACCTGGAGCAGGCATCATTCTCTTCGGTGACAAGACTGGATTTGGCAAGTCTTCTGCGTTTGATAGAATTAACGTTCGTCGTTTGTTTATCTTCCTTGAAGACGCAATCTCCGCTGCTGCTAAGGACTTCCTCTTTGAGTTCAACGACGAAATTACTAGAACTAACTTCGTCAATATCGTAGAACCATTCCTTCGCGATGTACAATCTAAGAGAGGCATTCAGGACTTTGTAGTTGTTTGTGATGAGACAAACAATACAGCAGCAGTCATTGATGCCAATGAATTTGTTGCTGACATCTTCATCAAACCCGCACGTTCTATCAACTTCATCGGTCTTACCTTTGTTGCTACAAGAACTGGAGTCGCGTTTGAAGAAGTTATTGGTTCAGTTTAATTTTTCTTCTAAAGGTCAAAACTAATGGCAACCAGAAATCAAATCAATCCACCCCCACTAAGGAAGATTACTGACTTCAAGAGTAAATTAACGGGTGGTGGCGCTCGCGCCAATCTCTTTGAAGTCGTTCTGAACTTCCCAGATGCCGCACAACCAGATTCTGACACTCTGGAAAAAACAAGATTCATGGTTAAGGGTGCTAACATGCCAGCATCCAATATCCAGCAAATTGAAGTTCCTTTCAGAGGTCGTGTTCTGAAAATCGCAGGTGATAGAACCTTCGATTCCTGGACAGTTACTGTTATTAACGATACTGACTTTGCAATTCGTTCCGCTATGGAGCGTTGGATGAACACCATCAATAGAGTATCTGATAACACTGGATTAACTGATCCAGCAACCTATCAGGCAGATGCATATGTTATGCAACTTGATCGCGATGGTTCTGTTCTGAGAACATATCGTTTCTACGATGTATTCCCAACTCAGGTCTCGCCAATTGAACTTGGTTATGACGCTCAGGGCATTCAAGAATTCACCGTTGAACTTCAAGTTCAGTGGTGGCAAGCTACTAAGGGCACTGGTGAAAATGCTGGCGGTGAAGATATTAACTAAATAGTTAAATAACGAGACCACCAGAAATTATTATGGCCAAACTTTTTGGTTTTTCAATTGACGACAATCAAAATAAATCACCTTCAGTTGTCTCCCCCGTTCCTGAAACTAATCAGGACGGGGTTGATAATTATATCAGTAGTGGATTTTATGGTCAATATGTTGATATTGAAGGTGTTTATAAGACAGAGCATGATTTAATAAGAAGATACAGAGAAATGTCGCTACATCCTGAAGCGGATGGTGCGATTGAAGATGTAGTTAACGAAGCAATTGTTAGTGATTTGTACGACTCTCCTGTAGAGATTGAGTTATCAAATCTAAACGCTAGCGAAGGACTTAAGAAAAAGATTAGAGAAGAATTTAAATATCTTAAAGAAATTTTAGATTTTGATAGAAAGTCTCATGAAATCTTTCGCAACTGGTACGTTGACGGTAGACTTTACTATCTAAAAGTTATTGACTTAAAATCACCTCAAGAAGGTATTAAAGAACTGAGGTATATTGATCCTCTCAAGATGAAGTATATTCGTCAAGAGAAAAAAGATCCTAATGGTAAATACGACACTGGTGCCGTTAGAGTCAGTGGAAATAATAAAAATCCTTTAGAATATCAAAACGGTCCAGAATTTGAGGAGTTTTTTCAATATACACCATCACCAAACTATCCGACGAGTAGTCTTGGTGGGAGAGGAAAATCAATCAAAATTGCAAAAGATGCAGTAACATATTGTACTTCTGGTCTTGTAGACAGAAATAAAAATACTGTTCTTTCATATCTTCACAAAGCAATCAAGGCACTCAATCAACTTAGAATGATTGAGGATTCTTTGGTCATTTATAGGTTATCAAGAGCACCAGAACGTAGAATATTTTATATTGACGTTGGCAATCTTCCAAAGGTAAAGGCAGAGCAATACCTACGTGAGGTTATGTCTCGCTATAGAAATAAACTTGCATATAATGCACAGACTGGTGAAGTTCGTGATGACAAGAAGTTTATGTCTATGATGGAAGATTTCTGGTTGCCACGCAGAGAAGGTGGTCGTGGTACAGAAATTACCACACTTCCTGGTGGACAGAATCTTGGTGAACTCTCTGATATTGAATATTTTCAAAAGAAACTCTACAGAGCACTTGGAGTTCCCGAATCCAGAATCGCTGCTGATGGTGGATTCAACCTTGGTCGTTCTTCAGAAATCTTGAGAGATGAACTTAAATTTTCTAAGTTTGTTGGTCGTCTGAGAAAGCGTTTTGCCCAGATGTTCAACGATATGTTGAAAACTCAATTGATTCTTAAGAACATTGTTTCTCCAGATGATTGGGAAATAATGAGAGATCATATTCAATATGATTTCTTGTATGATAACCAGTTTGCAGAATTGAAAGAATCTGAAATGATTCAAGGTAGACTCGGAAATCTTGCTCAGATTGAACCATTTATTGGCAAGTATTATTCTACTGAATATGTAAGAAAGAGAATCCTTCGTCAAACTGATCAAGAAATCATTGAGATTGATGAGCAAATTGAGGACGAAATTCAAAAAGGTATCATTCCAGATCCATCCACAATTGATCCAGTAACTGGTCAACCACTTCCACAACCAGCAGAAGGAATTCCTGGTGAAGGTTCTGGAATGGAAGGAATGGGTGCAGACCCGATGTCAATGGGCGAAATTCCCATGGAACCAGATGCCGAAGCAATGGCAAGAGAAGTAGATGCCAACTATCAAAAAGACACTAGAAAGGCTGAGTTATAAATAGATTATATTAACATATTGATTTTTCATGGAAGATGTTATCGATTTGATCGCTACAGACGCTTCTCCGTCTAATGTTAGCGACAAAATGAAAGAAATTCTGTATGCGAAGGCAGCAGAACGAATTGATATTGCAAGACCTTACGTTTCTAATGCAATGTTTGGTCAGGAATTTGAGTATCCTGAAGTTGAAGATGAAATTGAAACTGATGAAACTGATGAAACTGACGTTGAAGCGGAAGCAGAAACTGAAGTTGGTGATGAAGTGGAGATAGAAACTGAAACAGAAGAGGAATCAGAAGAATGATTATCAAAGTTCTAGCTGCGGAGGGAAATTTAAATGCCGCATCTAATGTTGATACTGCAACCGTAGTTAGACTTTTTAATGGTCATACTGCTGCACTCGTTATCACAAGAAAAACCTCCGGTGGATCTACAGTTGGCAGTTTAACTGTCAATACCAAAGAATCCGTCGTACTGGAGAAAGATTCAACCGATACTTTGGAAGCAGCCAGTAATGGTTCTTCGGTAAAAGTAGTAAAAGTAGCCTACAACATTTCATAAGAAAATGAAACTTATCACAGAAGAAGTAACAAACGTAAAGATTCTTACCGAAGGTAAGGGTGCAAACAAGAAGTTATACATTGAAGGTGTATTTCTTCAAGGCGAAATTAAAAATCGCAATGGGAGAATGTATCCCATGTCAACCCTTGCTCGTGAAGTAGGTCGTTACAACGAAACATTCGTCAATAAGGGTCGTGCCCTTGGCGAACTCGGTCACCCTGATGGTCCTACCGTCAATCTTGATCGTGTTTCTCACAAAATTACTTCTCTGGTACAAGAAGGTAATAACTTTAGAGGAAAGGCACAAATCCTTTCTACACCTATGGGTAAAATCGCATCTTCACTTCTTGATGAAGGTGTAATGCTTGGTGTTTCTTCTCGTGGTGTTGGTTCACTCCAAACTACAAGTGAAGGACATAAAGTTGTCGGTGAAGATTTCCAGTTAGCAACTGCTGCTGATATTGTCGCTGACCCTTCCGCTCCTGACGCTTTTGTTAATGGAATCATGGAAGGAAAAGAGTGGGTTTGGGAAGGAGGAATCCTTCGTGAACAACTTGCAGAACAAACTAAGAAGAGAATTAATACTCTTGTTGATCAAAGAGCACTTGAGGAGCATAAGTTGAATTTATTCGACAATTTCCTCTCAAATCTTTGATTTATAAATAAATACATGTAATTAATCAAACATTAAGTACATATTCACATGTCCGTTGGTAACAATTTACAAGAAATGGAAAACGTAGTAACCAAAGGGGCTGCACCTGCCGAACCAATGAATGCTGCTGGCATTCCAGTTGAAGATCTCGGCGGTCCTACTCCTGAAAATTCAAGACCAGATGACGACAGCAATAAGCTGAAGGATCCTGCTGGTACCCTTGCACAAGTCAAGGATGTTGTTAATTCCAGAGCCGCTAAGGCGGAAGAGGTTGAGGTCGATGAGGACCAGGAAGTAGTTTCCGAAGCAGAAGCGACCGAAGAAGAGGTTGTTTCCGAAGAGGAAGTAGCAGCTGAAGAAGTTGTTGCCGAAGCGGAAGAAACCGAAGAAGAGCTTGTTGAGGAAGAAGGTATTGACATCGAAGCAGATGTTCAAGCACTGTTTGAGGGTGAAGAACTCTCCGAAGAATTCCAAGACAAAGCACGCACCATTTTTGAAGCAGCAGTTACTTCAAAAGTTGCTGAGATGCAAGAGTCTCTGACCGAAGCATATCAAGAAGCACTTGTTGAAGAAGTTGTTGCAATCAAAGAAGAACTGACTGAAAGACTTGACTCCTATCTGGAGTACGTTGCTGATGAGTGGTTCCAAGAGAATGCACTTGCAGTTGAAGCAGGTCTTAAGTCTGAAGTGACCGAATCGTTCCTTGACGGAATGAAGGCACTTTTTGAAGATCATTATGTAACTATCCCTGAAGACAAATATGATGTTCTTGAGAGCATGGTAGATAAACTAGATGAAATGGAGTCTAAACTCAACGAGCAAATCGCTAATAACGTTGCTCTGAATAAGAGATTAGCAGAGTCCACCGCTGATGCAGTTTTTTCAGAGGTAACTGAAGGTCTTGCACTTTCACAAAAGGACAAGCTTGCTTCTCTCGTAGAAAAAGTTGAGTTTGAAAGTGAGACAGACTATCGTGAGAAACTGGCAACTCTGAGAAATTCTTATTTCCCTGAGAATGTCGGAACTCCAAGCACCTCCGAGAATCTTTCAGAAGAGGTTTCTACCGATGAGGTTATTTCCGAGGAAGTATCCCCAATGATGCAAGCCTATCTGCAAACTCTCTCTAGAGCTGCTAAAAAGTGATTTTTAAATCATAAACGTTCAAACTAACTTTTCAAAAAAAATGCAAATGCCTAATACTGAGGCTCTGCAGGAAAAGTGGGCACCCATTCTCGACTATGAGGGAATGGATCCAATTAAGGATTCCCACCGCAGAGCTGTTACCGCAGTCCTCCTGGAAAACCAGGAACAAACTCTTGCTGAAGAAAGAGCATTCCTTTCCGAAGCACCTACCGTTTCCACCAACTCTGGCGCTAATGCAGGTTTCTCTGCTGGTGCTTCCTCTCCAGTTGCTGGTTTCGATCCTGTTCTGATCTCCTTGATCAGACGCGCAATGCCTAACTTGGTCGCATATGACCTCGCAGGCGTTCAACCAATGTCTGGTCCTACTGGACTTATCTTCGCAATGCGTTCCCGCTTCAGCGGAATGACTGGCGACGAGGCACTGTTCAACGAAGCAGATACCGCATTCTCCGGTCAGGATACCGACTTCGATAGAACTAACGGATTCACCAATGGTTCCGTCGGTATGGGTACCACTGGTCAAACTGGTTCTAACCCTGGTCTCCTCAATCCAGAATCTGGTCAAACTGGTTCCACATACTCTGTTGGTCAGGGTATGCGTACAGACGATGCTGAAGGTCTGGGAGAGACTGGAAGTGCTTTCAACGAAATGGCATTCTCGATCGAGAAGGTCACCGTTACTGCGAAGTCCAGAGCACTGAAAGCTGAGTACTCACTGGAACTGGCACAAGACCTCAAGGCAATTCACGGTCTGAATGCCGAAGCAGAATTGGCAAACATTCTCTCCACTGAGATTCTTGCCGAAATCAACCGTGAAGTCATCCGTACCATCTATCGTGTTGCTGAGTCTGGTGCTCAACAGAACGTTGCTAACGCTGGTACTTTCGACCTCGACACCGATTCCAACGGACGTTGGAGTGTTGAGAAGTTCAAGGGTCTTATCTTCCAAATCGAGCGTGACGCTAACGCAATTGCACAGCGCACTCGTAGAGGAAAGGGCAACATGATTCTGTGTTCCGCAGACGTTGCTTCCGCACTGACCATGGCAGGCGTACTCGACTACACCCCTGCTCTGAACAGCAACCTCAACGTTGATGATACTGGTAACACCTTCGCTGGTGTTCTGCAAGGTAAGTATCGTGTATACATCGATCCTTATTCTGCAAACCTGCCTAACAGCACTGGTTCCCAGTACTACGTTGCAGGTTATAAGGGTTCTTCCCCTTACGACGCAGGTCTCTTCTACTGCCCATATGTCCCCCTCCAGATGGTTCGTGCCGTCGGTCAGGACACCTTCCAACCAAAGATTGGATTCAAGACTCGCTACGGCATCGTCGCGAACCCATTCGCAGAAGGAACAACAGCAGGCGCTGGCGCACTTACCGTCAACTCCAACCGCTACTACAGAAGAGTCAAGGTCGCAAACCTCATGTGATTCTTTCTCACATATCTTCTTCAGAGGGTCTTCGGACCCTCTTTTTTTATCTAAATACAAATAAAACTTATGAAGACTGATGTCATATAGTTCATCATCTAGTAATAATTGTAGTTGGCCAACTCAACTTAACAATAGAAATTTTCTTTCTGGTATTGGATTTAAATTTAATCTTGGAAAATATCCTAAGGTTGATTTTTTCTGTAACACTGCTAAGATTCCAGAGGTACGATTAGCAACAGCAACTCAACCATCATATTTGAAAGATATTGATGTTCCAGAGACTAAATTAACATTTGGAGATTTAACTCTTCAGTTTTTAGTTGATGAGAATATGGAGAACTATAAAATAGTTCATGATTGGATTACTGGTCTTGGTTTTCCAGAAACTGCACAACAATTCAAAACTCTAACTACAGATAAAGATGGTGTTAGAGAAATGAATGAGCAGTTTGCTGACGGCACATTGCGTATTTTAAATAGTAACTTTAATGAGGTTGCTAAGGTAAAATTCTTAGATTTGTTTCCAGTGTCTCTCAGTTCACTTGACTTTGATGCAACATCAACTGATGTGAATTACTTTACAGCACAGGTATCTTTCAAGTATACTGTATATCAACTGATTTCTTCTGTTTAATGGATCTTGACAAAATTCAGGAGATGTGGCGGAAAGATGCTGTCATAGATCCTGATAATCTACATGATGAATCTCTAAAGATTCCACAACTTCACTCTAAGTATTATACTTTGTACAATACTATTACTTTGTTGCGAGAAAAAGCAAGAGAACAATATAATAAAGTAAAGTTAGAAAGACATAACTTTTACACAGGTAAGGCAGAACCATCCGTATATGAGGAAGAACCATTTCCATATAAAGTGAGGGAAAAGGATGCCATACAGCGTTATCTAGATGCTGATGAGAGGTTAAATAAGATTGATATGAAGATACGATATTATGATACCACTCTGAAGTTTCTAGAGGAAATCATTAAAACGGTTGCTAATAGAACTTTTCAGATTAAGAATGCTATTGAATGGCAGAAGTTCCAAGCAGGATTCTAATGGACGACGACGATTGGATTTATCAAGATGATAATTTTGATGAGAATCTTCCCTACATTGAACTACAATTTGGTGCTGAAGACTTGTATGCACTATACGAATCTGTAAAGTATCGTTGGGAGAACTGGCCAGGTGGTCATCCAGATGAACAAAAAAGACTTGAGAACTTGAAAAATTTTTTATATAGAGTTGTCTTAGAATATAAGTTCAACATGCCTTAATAAATATTCATAGGTGAATCCTGTGAATTATGTCTCACTTGATTATATCGAAGAAGAACGAAGTTTTTCTTCAGATTAAAGCGGATCCTCATGTATATTATGAACTGGCGGACCAGTTTACGTTTGAGGTTCCAGGTGCCAAATTTATGCCTCAGTATCGTAATAAGTACTGGGATGGAAAAATTCGCCTGTTTAACACTCAGAATGGAGAGATATACGTTGGGTTGTTAGATAAGGTTATACAGTTCTGTAAGGATCACGAATACACTTATGAGTTCGTGGAGAACAAGTTTTATGGTCTTCCTTTCGAAGTCAATGAAATGATCTCCAAGGAAGGTGTGAAAGACTATATGACTGCTGTTAGTAAGTATGCCCCTAGAGATTACCAAATTGAAGGGGTATACGACGCTCTAAGACATAATAGAAGGTTGTTGATAAGCCCAACTGCTTCTGGAAAGTCTCTGATGATATATTCTCTTGTGAGATATCACGTTGAGCGCGGACAAAATACTCTGATAGTTGTTCCGACGACTTCCTTAGTAGAGCAGATGTATAAAGATTTTGCAGACTATGGCTGGGACGTAGGTTCATATTGTCACAAGATATACGCTGGTAGGGAGAGGGAAACTGATTCCCAAGTTATCATCACTACCTGGCAGTCCATCTATAAACTCCCCCGAAAATATTTTGCTCGCTTTAGCGTAGTTGTTGGGGATGAGGCACACCAGTTTAAATCCAAGTCATTAATATCTATAATGACAAAACTTGGAGATGCAAAATTCCGTTACGGTTTCACTGGAACACTTGATGGAACTCAAACTCATAAATGGGTGCTGGAAGGATTATTTGGTCCATCTTATAAAATCATCAGAACAGAAGAACTGATGAAGAAGGGTCATGTTGCTAAGTTAGATATTAACGTTCTTCTATTGAAACACCCTGCACATAAGTTTGAAACTTTTGAGGATGAAGTTCAATATATTATTAATCATGAAAAGCGTAACAAGTTCATTCGTAATCTGGCACTCGATCTGAAAGGCAATACTCTTATCCTATTTGCCAGAGTAGAAGGACATGGGCAACCACTTTACGATTTAATAAATAACGGTAGTGTAGAAGAACGCCATGTGTTCTTCGTCCACGGTGGTGTGGCAACGGAAGACAGAGAAAAAGTAAGGGAGATTACAGAGCAAGAAAACAACGCGATTATTATTGCTTCATACGGAACATTTAGTACAGGTATCAATATTAAGAACCTCCATAATGTTATTTTTGCTTCTCCATCCAAATCTAGAATACGGAATCTCCAATCTATTGGTCGTGTGCTCAGAAAAGGCAATAACAAGACAAAGGCAACTCTCTATGACATTGCTGACGACATTTCCTACAAGGCACGGAGAAACTATACACTTAATCATTTAATTGAAAGAATCAAAGTTTATAACGAGGAGAACTTCAATTACGACATTGTAAACATTCCATTAAAAAATTAATATGGGCGAAGAATTCCATGCAGTATTAAAACTAGTTACAGGAGAAGAAGTATTTGCACTAGTTAGTGTAGAGGAAAATGATGGTGATCCAATAATTCTACTGATGAACCCAGTGATTATGAAAGTGATGAAGAATCAAACTGGTCAATACGTCAAAGTAAAACCATGGATGGAAATCTCTACCGATGATCTTTATGTAATTAAATACGATAAGATTGTTACTATGACTGAAGTAAAAGAATCTAAGATAATAGAGTTTTACGATAGATATATTAATGAAGATGATTGTGATTGGGATGAAGATGGTAAAACAAAAATATCTAATGATATGGGGTATGTCTCTACAGTAGATGATGCTAGACAGATGCTAGAGAATCTCTACAAACTTAAAGATAATAAAGAAAATTAAGCTATAGCTGTCTCTTCAAACCTAACAAAGGTATTCTACTTATTACTCAGCATGTTGTCAAGCCCTGATAGTATGCTATAATGTATATAATAAAAGTTTATCTAAAATTATAATGTTATGTCGAAAAAGAAATCGGAACATTATGTTAATAACAAGGAGTTGCTTGAAGCACTGATTGTTTATCGTTCTAAAGTAGAAGAAAGTTTCTTTAGTATCAACGGTAGAGAACCCACCAAGGCAGACAGATCGCAGCGTTGGGAAGGAAAACCACCAATCAGTAATTACTTGGGTGAATGTTTTCTAAAGATTGCAACGCACTTGTCATATAAACCAAACTTTGTGAATTATATGTTTAGGGATGATATGATCTCTGATGGTATTGAAAACTGTGTTCAGTATATTCATAACTTCGACCCTGAGAAATCTAAGAATCCTTTTGCTTATTTCACGCAGATTATTCATTACGCCTTTTTACGTCGAATTCAGAAAGAGAAGAAGCAACTGGAAATCAAAACTAAAATTATCGAACGCACTGGTTACGATGAAGTTATGATGGTTGATGATAGCTTGCTTTCTAGCAGTAGTTCGGACTATAATAGCATTAAGGATAACATTGCCTATAAGACGAATCGTCAATGAAGATTGCAATTATTACTGATCAACACTTTGGCGCTCGTAAGGGTTCCAAGTTCCTTCATGAATACTTTAAAAAGTTTTATGATGACGTATTTTTTCCATATTTGAAAGAACACAATATTACCACTGTTGTGGATATGGGAGATACCTTTGACAATCGTCGAAGTATCGATTTATGGTCTTTGGAATGGGCAAAAGAAAATTATTACGATAAACTAGAAAAGATGGGTGTGACCGTTCACACCATTGTTGGCAATCACACTGCATACTATAAAGATACGAACTCCATTAATTCTGTAGATTTGTTGCTTAAACAATATAAGAATGTTGAAGTTTACTCAGAATGCACTGAGGTTGTGTTAGATAAACTTAATGTACTGTTTATTCCATGGATCAATGCGGAAAACTATCAGGATTCTGTCAACGCTATCAAAGTTTCTGATAGCATATGTGCGATGGGGCACCTTGAGCTCAACGGATTTAGAGCGCATCGCGGACACGTCATGGAAGAAGGTATGGCGTGCGACTTATTTGAGAAGTTCGACAAAGTGTTTTCAGGACACTACCATACACGGAGCGACAACGGAAAAATCTTCTACCTAGGCAATCCTTATGAGATGTTTTGGAATGATGTAAATGATCCCCGAGGATTTAATATCTTTGATACGGACACTCTAGAACATACTCCTATCAATAATCCATATCGAATGTTCTATAACGTATATTATGAAGATACTCCTTACCAAGTATTTGATACTACTGAATATGAAGGTAAAATTGTAAAAGTCATTGTTAAGAAGAAAACCGAACCTAAGAAGTTTGAAAAATTTATAGATAAATTACATTCCTGTGGTATTCAAGATTTAAAAATTGTAGAAAACTTTGTAATTCAAGAAAATGAAGACTTTGAAGTTGAAGAAAGTGAAAATACAATTTCAATTTTGAATCGTTACATTGAAGAAGCAGAATTTGATTGTGACAAAACAATTATTAAAGGAATCCTTCAGAAAGTCTATTCACAAGCTTGCGAGGTGGAATAATGTTTCTTCTTACCCTAAGAGATAGTAAAGAGGACGGTGCTTATGCCGTACAAAATCGATATGGTGAGAAGGTCCTTTTTTTATTTGAGGAAGAAGATGATGCTGAGCGTTATGCAATGCATTTAGAAGAAGATGAAGATGCAGAGATGGATGTTGTGGAGGTTGATGATGCACTTGCTATTCTCACATGTAAACGATATAATTATAAGTATGCTGTAGTTACACCGAATGACATTGTAATTCCACCTAAGAATGAAGAATATTAAAATTATTGATAATTTTCTCCCAAAAGATTTATTTTTAGATATATCAGATTTTTTCTTTTCTAGCAAATTTGTATGGTATTGGAATGAATTTAAAACTGAAAAAGGAATGAAATATGGTAGTGAACTTAATGAGTTAGATGATTTTCAATATATTCACCCACTTTATAATTTTAATAAACCAGTTAGTAATGTGAATATACAAGCTTTTATTGATGCTTTGAATATGAAGCATATTGTAAAGGCAAAGGCAAATTCTACAATTAGAATGAATTCTATTTTTAAATATGGATTTCATACTGATGTTAAATTACCTGGTTGTAAAACATCTATTTTTTATATGAATACTAATAATGGATTTACTGAGTTTGAAAATGGTGATATAATAGAAAGTATTGCAAATAGGATGATTACTTTTGATTCTTCACTCAAACATACTGGAACTAGTTGTACTAATAAAAAAAGAAGAATTGTTCTGAATTTTAATTATTTTAATCATGATAACTTTCCAAAAAATTAGGTGGAAAAATTTTCTTTCTACGGGCAATCAATTTACTGAGATTGATTTTCAAGAAAGTAATACCAATTTGATTATCGGAACAAATGGTGCAGGTAAATCCACAATGCTGGATGCACTAACTTTTGTTCTGTTTAATAAACCTTTTCGTAAGATCAACAAACCTCAACTAGTCAATTCTCAAAATGAGAGAGATTGTTTGGTAGAGATTGAGTTTGAAATTAATACTCGCCAGTATATTGTTAGACGGGGTATAAAACCTAATGTGTTTGACATCGTTGTAAATGGAGTTGAGTTGCATCGTGAAGCAGATGACCGTGCAATGCAACGTGTTCTAGAAGATAATATTCTTAAAGTAAACTATAAGTCATTTACTCAGATTGTTATTCTGGGTAGCAGCACTTTTGTACCTTTCATGCAGTTAACATGTGCAAATCGCCGTGAAGTCATTGAAGACTTGCTGGATATCCGTATCTTTTCTCTGATGAATAACATTCTCAAGGATAAGTTGAGAACTCAGAAAGATCAGGTTAAATCTATGGATCTGAAGAAAGAAACTCTCAAAGATAAAATGAAGATGCAACAAAACTTCATTGATGAGTTAGAAAATCGCGGTAAACAGAATATTGAAGGAAATAATACTAAGATTACAAAACTTATGAACGAGGTTGATAAGTATATTAAAGAAAATACTAAACTTCAAGAAAATTTAGAAAACACTACAAAGAAGCAAGAAGATGTTGCAGGTGCTAGACAAAAGTTATCAAAACTAAACACACTTCGTGGTAAATTGTCTGCAAAAGTATCTGCAGTTACTAAAGAACATAAATTCTTTGTTGAAAATACGGTATGCCCTACTTGTACCCAGGATATAGAAGAGTCGTTCCGGTTAAATAAAATTGATGACGTTCAAAATACGGCAAAAGAACTAAAGGAAGGTTTCGATGAGTTGGAATCAACCATTAAGTTTGAACAAGAAAGAGAACGTCAATTTAATTCACTTTCGCAGGAGATTACGAATCTAACGCATGGCATTTCTCAAAATAATACTCGGGTTAGTGGAAATCAACGACAAATCCGAGATCTTGAATATGAAATTCAAACAATTACCGAGAACCTTGCAAACCGAAATTCTGAACATGAAAAGTTAGACGAATTTAAATCCAATCTCCAACAGACAATTGAATACTTATCAGATAAAAAACAAGAAATTGTTCATCACGATTTTGCCTATTCCTTACTTAAGGATGATGGTGTAAAAACGAAGATTATTAAAAAGTATCTTCCGTTCATTAACCAGCAGGTTAATCGCTATCTTCAGATGATGGATTTTTATATCAACTTCCATCTTGACGAAGAATTCAAAGAAACTGTGAAGTCCCCTATACACGAAGATTTTTCGTATAGTTCCTTTAGCGAAGGTGAAAAGATGAGAATCGACCTTGCCCTTCTCTTCACTTGGCGTGAAGTAGCGCGTGTCAAAAACTCTGTAAATACCAACCTGCTGATTATGGATGAAGTCTTTGACTCTTCTCTTGATGGGTTTGGAACTGATGAGTTCCTTAAGATTATTCGTTATGTAATTAAAGATGCAAACATTTTTGTGATCTCTCATAAGACGGACTTGCAGGATAAGTTTGAGAGTACAATCAAGTTTGACAAGATTAAAGGATTCTCTAAGAAAGTATGTGATTAATATAAATACCTAAAAAGTATTTGTAGAGATGGAGAACTTTTACGAAGAACTATATCAATATCTTATTGAGAGGGGTATTGATGAAGATGAAGCGACCGAAGTCGTTAACTATCTCTACGAAGATAATATTCATGAGTATGGGTTGATTACCGAAAATAAAGGTAAAGCATTCCTGAATATACTCAGAACAGTTGGATATATGTCGGGTGTTCTTAAAAAACCTGGTGCTAAAAAGGCAGTAAAGCAAGTTGTAAAGCAAGTTCAGGGAACTCCTCTTCAAGGAAATCTTCTAACCAAATCAGGTAAGGCACAAAACTTTACTGGCGGAAGAACCCCATTTACTGGCACCAGTCCAGTTCCTGCTGCAAGTTCCAAACTTCCACAACCAAAAGCAAATCCAGTTCAAACTCCAGGACAGATGAGAATTCCTGGTATGTCTGATAAAGCACAGGATTTGAGAAACATTACACGAAATCCTAATCTTGGACTTCCTGGTAATACTAAAGGTTTTGCCGTGTCTGGTGGTAGGGCATCTCAAAGAAGTATGCCAACTCTCAAGGCACAACCACAAAGAGTTGCACCATCTCTTCCTAAACCAGCAAAAGCAGATAGTGTGGTTGGTGCTGTAAAGAAAGTTAAAAAAGCAATGACTGCTCTTGGAACTGCGGGTGTAGTTACTGGTGGTGTTGGTCTAACTGGTGCAGTGGTTGATAAGGCTAACAAGGATAGTGCTGCACGACGTTTAGAAAGAGATCAGCAAAGATCTGAAAAACTTGCTCAGCAAAGATCTGAAAAACTTGCTCAGCAGAAAGCAGAAACACAAGCAGCATCTCAACCAAAACCAGAACCAACTGGTGAGCGTTCTGCTCAAGTGAATAAGGAGAAGCAAGAAATTGCAAAGGCAGATGCTGAGAACAGAAGAAATTCTGCCGCTGATTTTGATAAAACTTTTGCCGCTGCTAGAAAGGCAGGTAAGAAAGAGTTTACCTGGCGTGGTAGAAGATACAATACCAAACTTAAGGGTGAGTGATCCACTTTTCAAACTGGCACAGGGGAGGGTCGTGAGACCCTCTTTTTTTGTATAATAGGTTCATACGCAACCAAGCAATGACCGTTTCCCACGAAATCAAGTCTCAACTTGCCAAACTACTTGCTACTGAAGACCTGGTGGTTGAGCATAAGAAAGTGGAGACTGCTTGTTTCAACGTTCATACTCGTGTGTTGACTCTGCCGATGTGGGATCGTGCAAGTGGTGAGGTGTATGATATGTTGGTTGGTCATGAAGTTGGTCATGCTCTCTACACTCCTGACCGCAACTGGTTGAAAGAAATCAAGATTCCACCACAGTTCGTCAATGTAGTAGAAGATGCTCGCATTGAGAAACTGATGAAGCGTCGATATGCTGGTATCTCTAAGACTTTTTATCGTGGATATAAAGAACTGTCTGATGCCGATTTCTTTGATATTGCTGATGATGATGTCAGCACTATGAATCTTGCCGATAAAGCAAACCTGTATTTCAAGATTGGTAACTTTGTGGAAGTTCCTTTTGAAGACAATGAAAAAGAACTTTGCCAGAAGATTGCTGATACTGAGACTTTTGACGATGTTCTGCAAGTTTCTAAAGAACTTTATGATTTCTGTAAGTGTCAGGAAGAAATGAAAACCAAGGTTGATGACTTGCAAATGCAAGGGGGTCAAGAAGGTAGCAATGATATCTCAGAAGTTCCTCAACAAGAAAGTGAAGGAATGGAAGAAGGTGAATATAATGATTCTATTGAACAGGAAACAGATTCGTGGGAATCTGAAGAACCTGGAGAGAGTGACTCATATGGCGGAACCAACAATGATGAACTAGAAGTTTCCACGATGAATAATTTGGAAGAAGCAATCAAACAACTTGCTTCAATGGATGGCATGGAGAACGTTTATGTTGAACTTCCCAAACTTGAAATCAATAAGTTTGTTGTTGATAACTCTGAAATTCATGGACGATTTGCTGAATGGGATGAGTGGATGGATAGACAAGGACTTGTTAAGGATGAAGTCTTTTATCATATTGATAATGAATTTGTAAAGTTCAAACGTTCTGCTCAGAAAGAAGTCAACTATCTTGTGAAAGAGTTTGAGTGCAAAAAAGCAGCAGACTCTTACGCTCGTGCCACTACTGCTCGTACTGGTGTGCTAGATTGTTCTAAACTTCATACCTACAAGTACAATGAAGATCTTTTCAAGAAAGTCACTACTCTTGCTGATGGCAAAAATCATGGTCTGATTTTTGTTCTGGACTGGTCTGGTTCAATGGGTACTGTTCTTCAGGACACTTTGAAGCAACTGTTCAATCTTATGTGGTTCTGTAAGAAAGTGAACATTCCTTTTGAGGTTTATGCTTTTACAAATGAGTATCCTAAGATCGTCACTAATGAAGATGGTAATCCAGAAGTAAAAGGTTATGCTTACAAGAAGCGTGAAGGTCTTATTGCTGTGAATGAGTGGTTCTCTATGATGAACATCTTCACCAGTAAAACCAAGATGAAAGATCTTGAGCAGCAGATGAAAAACTTCTTCCGTCTTGCTTGGACTTTTAATCACTGGTCAAATATTCCCATTCCTACTGGTTTGAGTCTTTCTGGAACTCCTCTCAATGAAGCGTTTATTTCTCTGCACCAACTGATTCCTCATTTTAAGAAAGAGAACAAAGTTCAGAAAGTTCAGTGTGTTGTTCTGAGTGATGGTGAAGCGGGTGGTATGAAGTATCACAAAGAAGTTCAGCGTCGTTGGGAAGTAGAACCTTTTCTTGGTATCGGAACTCTTGGTGGCAATTCTTTTCTGAGAAATCGTAAAACTGGTAATACTTATTCTTTTGATTGTGATTGGTGGGAAATGACTGAAATCTTTATCAAAGATATTCGTGACACTTTCCCTGAAGTTAATTTCATTGGTATTCGTCTTCTTGAATCTCGTGATGCCAATAGTTTCATCCGACGCTCTTGTGATTGGAACTCTGTTAAGATAGAAAAAACTATTAAGATTTGGAAAAAGGAGCGTGCATTTTCACTTTATGATTCTGGATATCACACTTACTTTGCTCTCTCCGCAAATTCACTTGCAAATGATTCTGAGTTTGATGTTGATTATGGAGCAACCAAAGCAAAAATCAAGTCTGCATTTGCAAAGAGTTTGAAAAACAAGAAGATGAACAAGAAAGTTTTGGGAGAGTTTATTGAACTTATCGCTTGAATAAATAAGAATATAGAAAAAGTGTCTAGCGATGAAACCTTCCCCTAAGCAATTAAAAGAGACAAAAGAAATTTATGAAAAGGTTGTAACACACCTCATTGAGGAAGGTTACGCAACCGATTCTGATTCCGCAGATTCCATCATTCAAGGAATGAGCGAACAGTGGTTTGAGCTCATTACGGAGAATTGACAATGGATAGGATTAGTTCGAAAGAAGTATTATCAATGATGGATGCAGTTGCTCAGGTTTATAGTGAGCAGGCAACTCCTGACTACGCATCAATGAGTGATGAGGAGTTTGCTGCACTTGTCAAAAAATCTGGAAATCCAGAAGGTCTTATAGCAAAAAGAATGCAGCAAAGAGAAGTTGCTTCTAGAGAAAATTCTAGATCAAACTATACTGCTGCTGATGCTAAAAGAGATCAAGAAGCGGCAAAAATAAAAGCAGAAAATGAGAGAAGGGCATCTAGAGGAGAAGATCCTCTTCCTACTTCTCAACCAGCTCAGGTATCTCAACCAACTGCCAAACCTCCTACTGATCAACAGAAAGTTAGAGCAGAGTATGACCGTTTGAGATATTCCAAGGATCCAAAGGAACGTGCTCAGGCTGCAGGTTATGGTAAGGCAATGGCATCAGCAGGTGCTGCCAAAAAGGACTTCTCTGGATATAAATCTGCTGCAGATTTGGCCAAGTCTAATTCTAATAATTCTCGGACTATTCCAGGAGTCATGAGTAACAAATCTGCCTCTGGTAGTGGTCCTGGTGGATATCAAACTCCCGTAAGTGCCAGACCAAAAACAACTGCTGGTGCTGCTGCTCGTGTTGGTGCCACTCCTGTAACATCTGCTGCTAAACCTGTTGCTACCGCTCCTGTAACAGCTCCTGCTACTCCTGCTGCTAAACCTAAACTTTCAATCGCTGATAGATTGCAGCAAATTCGTGATATGAGAGCAAGATCACAGGCTCGTATTACTGCACAGGGTGGTACACCCGCAACGCCTACTGTAAAGGATTCTGCTCCAAGCACTACTGGTGCAACTACAACACCTACAGTAAAACCTGCTGCAAAGGTAGAGAAAAAACAACCACTTAAAAACGGAGACCCAATGGAACGTATGACAGGAAAGGGAGCAGCATCCCTCTTGGAAACTTATTCTAAAGTTTACGAAGAAAGAGAACCTCAAGCAATTGATGAGGGCATCATGGGTGCTCTTGCAAAGGTTGGTGAGGTAGTAGCAGAAGAAAAAACTGCTGCTGATCCTGGTATGAA